CTCGTCTCTCTCTCCGAGGCTCACCGGGGGTACATGATCGGTGCATGAACATGCATGAATGCATGCATGGAGGTGCATGACGATGCCCGCGAAGGACCGCAGCCACTACGCCGGGTCATACGACAAGCGCGCCCGCCTGGTCCGCGAGCGGGCCTACGCCGATCTCGGCACCCGCTGTTGGCGGTGCGGTCGCACGCTGGCTGAGGAGCAGCGCCTGGTGCCGTGGAAGCGGGTCACCTGGCACGCCGGCCACACGGTCGACGGCGACAGCTCGGCGCCGCTGATGCCTGAGCACTCAACCTGCAACCAGCGGGCCGGTGCGATGGCGGGCAATCTGGCCCGCAACCCGAAGGGAACTCGCTGGTGGTGACCGACGACGATCGCCGCCTACGCCTGGAGCGGCTGCGCGACCAGCTCACCGCTGCGATCGAGGCGTGCAGCGACAACATGCTCCCGCAACTGGCAGGGCAGTTGCGGGCGACGCTGGCCGATCTGGCGGCGTTGCCGGAGCCCGTCGAGAGGCAGTCACTCACCGATGAGCTCAAGCAGCGTCGTGCAGCGCGTCGGAGCGCAACGCCCCAGACTTCAGCACCTGCCTCCGGGTCAGGTCAGTAGCGCCGGGCAGGACGCCGTCGACTTCGCCGCTGCGTGCGGCCTGGTGCTCGACGACTGGCAGGCGTGGTGCCTAGACAAGATGCTGGGCGAGGACGCAGCGGGTCGGGCGTTGGCCACGACGGTGCTGCTGATCCTTCCCCGCCAGAACGGCAAGAACGCCGTGCTTGAGGCGTTGGAACTCTACGCCTTCTACGTGCTCGACGAGCCTCGCATCCTGCACACGGCTCACCTGGCCAAGACGGCCGCCGATCACATGCAGCGCATGGTGGCGCTGGTGCGATCGAACCCCGACCTCGACGAGGTCACGCACGCCTACTTCGCCAACGGCAAAGAGGCGTTGCAGCGTCGGGACACCGGCGCCCGGCTGGAGTTCATCACCCGCGGCCGCAAGACGGCCCGTGGTGGTTCGCCGACCCGGGTGGTGTTCGACGAGGCGCTGTTCCTGCTCGACGAGCAGGTGCAGTCGATCCTCCCGGCGATGTCGGCGCAGTCGATGCGTGCCGACCCGCCGCAACTGATCTACACGTCGTCTGGCCCGTTGCCGGAGTCGGTGGTGCTTCACCGCCTGCGCCGTCAGGGCATGGCCGGCGAGTCGCCCCGGATGTTCTTCGCCGAGTGGTCGTGCGAGGTCGGCACCGACCTACGTGACCGTGAGGGCTGGTACGAAGCGAATCCGGGTCTCGGCATCCGTATCGGTGAGGACTGGATCGCTGGTACAGAGCTGGTGCAGATGTCGCCCGAAGGGTTCGCTCTTGAGCGGCTCGGCATCGTGGTCGCCGACGACGGTGCGCACGCCCATCTTCCCGGCTGGGAGGCGTGTCGTGCAACGAAGTCGGCGCTGGACAAGCCGCCGACGTCGGTGGCGGTGGCGGTCGGGCCTGGCGGCCAGTGGTCGTCGGTGGCTGCTGTCGGTGCGTGCGCCGACGGTCTGCCGTACGTCGAGCTGATCCGGCGGGAGCCGGGCACTGCGTGGCTCGTTGCCGAGGTGCAGGCCGCTCACCAGGCGGTCGGCGTGCCGATCGTGATCGACCCTCGTTCGCCGTCGGTGGGTGTGATCGACGAGATCAAGCGTGCCGGTGTGCCGGTCACCGAGGCGACCACGGCCGACTATCTGCGCTCATGCGCTGCTCTGCAGGACGCCGTCGGCAACGCCAAGGTGCGCCATTTCGGTGACCAACCGCTCGACGCTGCCGTGGTCGGCGCCGACATCCGCTCCGTCGGTGAGGCGTGGGCCTGGTCGCAGAAGGCGTCGACGGTGGACATCACACCGCTCGTCGCCGCGACGCTCGCCCTCGGCGCATGGAACGCACCGGCTGCCCCCGAATCTGAGGCTTGGGCCTCGCTGATCGACCTGTGAGGTGACGATGGACAAGCGCATCACCTCGGCAGTGGAGATCGCTTCGGCGGCCGCTCTCGTCATCGGCGCTGCGATGGTTGCCGGTGCTGCCGGCTGGATCGTCGGCGGTCTGCTCGGCATGGTGTTCGCTTGGCGGGCCGGGCTGTGAGTCTGCTGTTCCGCACCCGCAAGCCTGCCGAGGTCGAGGCCGAGCGCAGCCAGATCAGCTTCGCCGAGTACACCAAGCTCATCGAGCCGTGGTTGCCGTGGTTCTCGCAGCAGCCGAAGTCTCGCGAGCACACCGAGCGCACCCTGGCAGGTATGACCCGCCAGGCGTACGGCACCTCCGGAGTGGCGTTCGCGTGCGCTGCGGTGCGCATGCAGGTGTTCAGCGAGGTGACGTTCCGCTGGCAGGATCTTGCCAGCCGCCGACTGTTCGGTAACGCCGAGCTGTCGCCGCTGGAGTCGCCGTGGCCGGGTGCTGCGACCGACGACCTGCTGGCACGCATGGAGCAGGACGCGACGATCTGCGGCAACTCGTACTGGATCAGCGCCGGGTCGCTGGTGCGCACGGACGGCCTGCAGTTGCAGCGCCTGCGCCCGGAGTGCGTGACGATCATGCTCGAGCCGGTCGAGCACCGCTTCGGTGGTGTGATCGGGATGCGCAAGGCGGGCTACGTCTACGCCGAGGACGACAAGAGCGAGCCGGTGCTGCTCGACCTGGAGGAGGTGGCGCACTTCGCGCCGCTGCCCGATCCTCGGGCCCAGTTCCGGGGCATGTCGTGGTTGTCGGCGGTGCTGCCCGACGTGGACATCGACACGTCGATCCAAGACTTCAAGCAGTCGTTCTTGGACAACCAGGCGACGCCGAACCTCGTCATCTCGTTCGATCCGTCGGTGTCGCCGGAGACGTTCAAGCGGCTGACAGAGGTGATCCGGTCGAAGGCTGCAGGCACGGCGAACGCCGGCAAGACGCTCGCCCTCGGCGGCGGTGCCGACGTGAAGGTCGTCGGCTCCAACTTCGAGCAGCTCGCCGTGAAGGCGGTGCAGGGTGCGGGTGAGACTCGGATCGCTGCTGCTGCTGGTGTGCCGCCGGTGATCGTCGGCCTCAGCGAAGGCCTGTCCGGTTCGTCGCTGAACGAGGGCAACTACGGCCAGGCGCGCCGCCGGTTCGCTGATGGAACGATGCGCCCGAACTGGCGCAGTGCTGCGACCGCTCTGGCGACACTGGTGCGCCCGCCTGCGGGTGCACGGCTGTGGTTCGACGCTTCCGATGTGGCGTTCTTGCAGGAGGATGTGGCCGACGATGCGGCGATTCGTGAGGCGCATGCCCGCACGATTCGCCAACTGGTCGACGCTGGTTTCACGCCGTCGGCGGCGGTGTCGGCGGCGGTCGACGGCAACTTCGACGGTCTCGCTGCGGCTCATTCGGGCCTGTTCAGTGTGCAGTTGCAGCCGCCCGGGTCGGGCGATCAGCCTGCCCGTTCAGAGATGCTGGTGCCGCTCGTCGAGGAGCGCACCACGGCGCCGGAGATGCATTTCCATCTGCCCGATTCGATCGACGTGCAGATGCGCCAGGAGCCGATCATCATCCCGGCTCCGGTGGTCAATGTGCCTGCCCCGATCGTGAACGTCACGGTCGATCCGACGCCGGTGCAGGTCGACGTCGCTGCCCCGGTGGTGAATGTCGCCCCGGCCGAGGTCGTCGTGAACGTGCCCCCGGTACAACTCGAACTGCTGCCCGCTGCCGAGTCCGACGGGCCCGAGCGCAAGAAGGTCACCTTCAAGCGCGACAAGGACGGCCGCATCATCTCGGCTGAGATGGTCGAGGAGGACTGATGGCCGACAACGTCGGGTACACGCCTGGCACTGGCGCACTGGTCGCCGCCGACGAGATCGGTGGCGTGCTCCATCAGCGGGTGAAGTTGGGTGTCGGTGACGACGGTGTTGCCGTCGATGTGTCGGCGGCGAACCCGATGCCGGTCGAGCTCGTCGGCGTGAACGAGTCGGCGCCGTTGTCGGTGTCGGATGACGCCATCGCTCAACTGCTCGGGATGCTGCTCCAGTACCAGGACTCGCCCCGTGGCTACGACAAGTCGCTCCAGCGCCAGCGTGCCACGGTGCTCGTCGAGTCCGGCACGGTGACCACGGTGACCACGGTGACCACGGTTGCCACGGTGACCAACCTGTCGACCATCGACACGCTGCAGGGCCGCATTCAGGTCTACGGCGCAAACCTCTCCGCATGGCATGACGTCGTGCGTTCACGGATCAGCTAAGGGGCCCCGATGGCGAACAACTTCAAGAAGGTCATCGACAGGTTGATGTGGGCGCAAGTCGCCCCGACCCCGAACGCTCACGCCGCCGCCGGGTGCCTGACGTCCGACCTGCGCTCCGACAGGAGCCGTAACCCGTTCGTCTACCAGCTCGTCAGCAACACGGTGCTGAACCGGTACAACATCGTCACGAAGTCGTGGGCGTTCGTGCAGTCCCCGGCGCTCGCCGGCACGTTCGGCGTGGGTGCTGCAATGGCGTTTGCCCCGTCGCTCGGCCTGGTCGGCACGATCGCCGCTGGTGCGACGACCTCATCGGTCACGCTGTCGACGGCGCTGCCCACGGCGGTCGGCCTCAACATGCTCGCCAACCGTGGCGGCTCGGGCGAGCTCGGCTTCAAGCTCCGCATCATCGACACCGTCGCCGGTAAGACCGAGGAGCGGTTCATCGTCGGTAACACCGGCGGCACGACACCGGTCATCACGGTCGACAACGTGTTCACGTTCACCCCGGCCACCGGTGCCCGTTACGAGATCATCGCCGGGCGCGTGTTCATGCTCGGTGCAGGCACGACGGCGGCGAACATCTGGCGGTCGTTCGAGGTCGCTAGCAACACCCTGTCGACCGGCCTGTCGACCACCAACCTGCCTGCCACGATCGGCACCGATTCCGACATCCTCGTCCTCGACGAGCAGTACACGCCGTTCGACTACGCGCCCGGCGAAGGCATGGTCAAGGGCACCTTCGCCTACGACACCAACCTCACAACGCGCCATGCGCTCGCAGCCACGGCCGCCGCCGGGTCGACGATCACCGGTCAGGCGACCGGCGGTGACGCCGTGGTCAAGGCGAACGAATACCGCAACTTCCAGATCCGCATCGTGTACGACGCCGTCAACACGACCGCCGTCGGCCAGCGACGCATCATCGCCTCGCACACCGCCGGGGCAAGCCCGGTCTACACGCTCGGCACCGCCTGGTCGGTCACCCCGTCATCGTCGGCGAAGTACGTGATCGAACTGCCGAACCTGGCTTTGCTGCGCTCCACGGCGACCACGACGGTCTACACGTACAACTACGGCGACGCCGCCGTGAACAACGGCACGAACTCCATCGCCGCTGGTGCGTGGAGCACCACCTACTTCGGTGCCGCTCCGGCAGCGAATGCCTCGGGCGGCATGTGGGCACCGTCGTTCGGCATCGAACCGGACCCGGGAAGAAACGCCCGTCACTCGTTCTGCTACTTCTTCCGAGGTGGCGCCACCACGCTCGACGTGCTCGACATCGCCGGGTCGATCACCGGCACCTGGACCGGCAACGTCGTCTATGACGGCGCTGTTGCTCTCACCGTTGGCACCTGCGGCGCTTACGCACCGTTCGACAACGAGGGCCGGATGTTCTACACGAACATCTATGCCGCCTCGGCCGTGAACCAGCTCTACCGGTTCGACGTCCAGAACCGGGTGTTGTCACCGTTTACCCCGACCGACTTCTTGCAGTCGGGCACCGCGGCGGCCGGGAAGCGGATGGCGTGCTACGCAGCGATCGACGGCAGCGACACCTACGACGTCGTCTTGTTGCAGTCGCACCTGTCGACGGTCGCTCAAGAGATGATTGCACTCGTCTGATGAGCGCATTGGCTGACTTCATCGCACTCGGCAAGGCCCGCCTGGCGCACCTCGACGCAATGGCCGCCGACGCTGTCCGCACTGGCGACGTCGACGGCCTCGCCCGCATCGAGGCAGACAAGGCCGACACCCAGGCAACGCTCGCCACGCTCGAAGCGCTGTAGTCGAAGGGAGCGGCCGTGCTGCTCACGCTGCTGCAGTCACAGGGATCGACACCGCCCGAGCCGCCCCCGTCGCCGGGTGGTGGCCCTGGCAACAAGTTCCGGCTGCTCACCGAGCGACTGCCGGACCTGAACGACGACGACGAGGCAATCGCCCTCGCTCTCGTCCTGCTCGCCGCCTGACGGCGACCGACCCTCACAGAGGAGGCCCCATGCTCGCCTTCGAGCGTTACGCGCCCCTGGACGACCTCGAGGTGCGCTCGACGGCCACCGGCCGCCAGTTGCTCGCCTATGCGGCCGTGTTCGGCCGCGACCAGGAGATCCGTGACCGTGAAGGTCACTACTTCGAGCGGATCGCCCCGACGGCGTTCGATCGCACGATCGGCCAGCGCGGCACGAACTTCCAGGTGCTGTTCAATCACGGCCGCACCATCCACGGCGACTCCAGCGAGCGGTACTCGATGCCGATCGGTGTGCCCGCCGAGGTGCGCGCCGACGGGCGTGGCCTGTGGACGGTAACCGACATCGCTGCCACCCCGCTCGGCGATGAGGTGCTCGCCCTCGCTGAGGGCGGTGCGCTGCGTGGCATGTCGTTCTCGGGCCAGTTCCGGGCCACGAAGTCTGCCGGCAAGGTCGACGGCCTGGCCGTCAAGGAACGCACCGAGATCGCGATGGTCGAGTACGGCCCGACGCCGTTCCCGGCCTACTCGGATGCCGCCATCGTGGCGGTGCGCTCGGAGTTCTCGTCGCTCAGCGACGACGAGCTCGCCCTGATTCTCGGCGAGGACGACGCCATGCGCGCCCGTCTCGCCGACCTGCTCGCCTCGCTCACGCCCGTCACCGGGCCCAGCGAGTCGTCCCCCACTTCCTCGCCCGACACCGGGCACGTCGTGGTCCTCACCCCATCCCAGCGTCGCTTACGCGACCTGATCCTCACGAAGGAGACCGCACGATGAACCGTGCAGCACTCGTCGCCGAGGCCGAGGCCATCCGTGCCCGACTCGCCGACATCGACCCCGACAACCTGACCATCGAGCAGGCCGACGCCTTCGAGGCCGACGCCGCCCGCTACGCCGAGATCGAGGCCGACGTGGCCAAGCTCGACGAGCGCGCCGCCAAGCTCGAAGCGATCCGCTCCGGCGAGATCAAGACCATCACCGGCGACAGCCGTGACGTGGTCGCCCCGACGGTGCTGAAGCGCAGCGCCGACCGTGACCTGTACGACATCGAGGGTGCGGGCCGTTCGGCCAACGCCCACGACATCGTGGAGCGGGCGATCACCGCCGTGGAGCGCAACGCCGAGCGGAGCTACTCCGACGAGCAGCGCGACGCCACGACCCGTCTGCTGGAGCGCAGCACCAAGCACACGCCGAAGATCGCCGAGTACATCCTGATGACCGGTTCGCCGCAGTACCAGCAGGAGTTCGAGACCTTCGTCAAGACCCAGGGCCGTTCGTTCGGTCCGCTGCTCGAGCGTGCCGCGATGAGCCTGACGACCGCCAACGGCGGCGCAATGGTGCCCTACATCCTCGACCCCTCGGTGATGCTGACCAACTCCGGCGTGAACAACCCGGTGCGCCAGGCTGCCCGCGTCGAGACCATCGCCGGTGCCAACGAGTGGCGCGGCGTGACCTCGGCCGGTGTCACGGCTGAGTGGCTGGCGGAAGGCGCTGAAGCGGCCGATGCGTCGCCGACGTTCACCCAGCCGGCGATCCCCACCTTCAAGGGTGCCGCCTACCTGTTCGGCTCGTACGAGGTGCTCGCCGACAGCGGTTTTGCCTCGCAGGTGCAGACGCTGATCGGTGACGCCAAGGACCGCCTCGAGGGCACCGCCTTCACGACCGGCAACGGCACCTCGGCCCCGCAGGGCTTCATCACCGGCAAGGTGGCCGCCGGTTCGCTGGTGGCCTCGGCCACGACCGACACCTTCGCCGTCGCCGACGTGTACAACACCCAGGCCGGTCTCGCTCCCCGCTTCCGCAACTCGCGGTCGGCGTGGATGGCGAACGTGTCCATCATGAACCGCATCCGTCAGTTCGACACGAACGGCGGCTCGGCGCTGTGGGCGCAGCTCGCTGCGGCCGCACCGGCCAACCTGCTCGGTCAGCCGATCTACGAGACCAGCGACATGGACGGCACCATCACCGCCCTGGCCGACAACTATGTCCTCGCCTACGGCGACTGGCAGCAGGCCTACGTCATCGTCGACCGGGTCGGCGTCGAGGTCTACTACGACAACCTCGTGCTCGGCGCCAACCGCCGTCCCACGGGCCAGGCCGGGTTCTTCGCCTTCTGGCGTACCGGCGGTGAGGTCGTGGTTCCCGAGGCGATCAGCCTCCTCAACGTCACCTGATGACCCCTCAGCGAGTCGGCACCGACCAACTCGCTACTCTGCTCGACCTCGTCGGCCCGTTGTGGTCGGCGAGGTCGAGCGCCACCGAGACCGGTGTGCACGACGGCTACCGCCAGGTGACCATCGTGCACGCCGGTCGCCTGGCGGTGCCCGGCTTCGCCGAGGTGCTCGCCCAGTTCGCTCCGGTGCACGGGGCGTGGCTGTCGGGCCTTGCGCCTGGCGGCTTCATCGCCGAACACATCGACGCCGGGCCGTACTGGGAGCGGTGGCAGTTGCCGTTCACGACGGCTGGCTGTCTGCTCGAGTGCGGCGTCCCGGTGTGCCACGAGGTCGGCGTGCCGTTCCGTGTGGCGCACCACGACTGGCACAGCGTGGTGAACACCGACGACACCGAACGGGTGGCGCTGGTGATCGACCGCGCCGTGCCGCTGTCCATTCCGTCCGCACCGCTGCAGGTGCGCAACATCGAGGAGGGGCAATGCCTCGTCTGACCGAGACCGTGCACCACGCATCGGGCACCTACGAGGCGGGCGCGGTGCTCGCCGCCGATCACCCGCTGGTGAAGGCCGGGCCGCACCTGTTCGTCGCCGACGAGCCGGTCGTCGCTGCCAAGCCTGCCAAGCCTGCCAAGGTGAAGGCCGAGGGCTGACGTGGCCTACGTCTCGCTCACCGACTTCAAGTCGTGGGTGCGCAACGAGCTCGGTGCTGCCGAGGATTCGATCCTGCAGGCTGGCATCGACGCCGCCGTCATCGCCGTGAACGAGCATTGCGGGCGCAGTTTCGACATTGCCGGTTCGCCCTCGGCGCGCTCGTTCGTGCCCGAGTCGTATCGCCTGGTCATCATCGACGACTGCACCAGCGTCACGTCGGTCGTCGAGAACGGCGACACGATCGCTGCCAGCGGCTACCAGTTGGAGCCGCTGAACGGTCGCCGCCCGAGCGGCCTGGCGGTGCCGTACGACCAGATCCGGCGCATCTACGGCGACTGGTACATCGACTCCACCGATGAGGGCCGTGCGACGATCGTCGTGACGGCGGCGTGGGGCTGGGCAGTCAGGCCCGCCCCAGTGATCGAGGCAACCAAGATCCTCGCCAAGGACATCCTCATGCAGCGCGACACCCGGAACGGTGTCGCTGCGTTCGGCGAGTTCGGCTCGCTGCGGGTGCGGCTGAACCCGTACGTCGAGGAGTTGCTGAAGCCGTTCGTGAAGGAATCAGCCACGCCGGTCGACGCCATCGGGGTGTTCTGATGGCGACGCTCGACCTGCGCGCCGTGATGACGGCGCTCGCTAACCAGATCGACGCCAACACGTCTCGGGCGCTCGCCTGCTACGACCTGCAGCCCGCAACGTTGCCGCAGTTCCCGTGCGCCATCGTGCGACCCGCTGACCAGTTCGTCGCCTATCACGAATCGTTCGGCGCTGCGCCGCTCGTCGATGTGCAGCTCGAGGTCGCAGTGATGGCGCAAGGGACGAGCGACATCGACAGCCAGATCGCCGTGCTCGACATGTTGTCGGCGGGTGCCGGGATGTCGAACTCGATCATCGACGCCATCAGCGCCGACCGCACGCTCGGCGGCGCCGTCGAGAACACCATCGTCCGCACTGCGTCGGGCCTGTCACGCGCTGGGGCCGATGACGGCTCGGCGGCGGTGATGGCCGTGCTCGCTGTCGGCATCAAGCTTCGGAGGTAGGGCATGCCCGTCTACGCCAATACGTCTGTGTCGGCCGTGGTCGACACGCTCGAACTCGCTGCCTTCGCTCGCACAGTCACCCTCGAGGCGTCTGCCGACGAGATCGACGTGACGACGCTCGCCTCGGGCGGGTGGCGTCAGAAGATCTGCGGGCTCAAGTCGTTCAGCGCATCGGCCGAGGGCTTTCAGGACTTCGCCACGACCGGTGTCGAGCCGGTGTTCGGTGTCGGTGCGCTCACCGGTCTGGACACGTTCACGATCGCCCCGACGTCGACGGCCACGGCCGGCGATGTGGCCTTCATCGGCCAGGGCCGCCTCGGTGCGAATACGGTGCTGTCTGGTGCTGTCGGTGACGCCGCCGGGTTCTCGCTGAACTGGGCGGGCACCGATGTCGTCGCCCTCGGCCAGGTGCTGCACCCGTCGGCGGCTCGCACCGCCACCGGTAGCGGCACCGCTCTGGCGTTCACGTTCCCGACGACCGGGCAGCGGCTCTACGCCACGTTCCACGTACTCAGCGTGACCGGCACCGGTTCGATCGTGTTCACGGTGCAGAGCGACAACGCCGTCGGGTTCCCGTCGGCAACGACGCAGATCACCTCGCAGTCGTTCACTGCGGTCGGGCACCAGTTGGCGAGTGTCGCCGGGCCGATCGCTTCAGAGACGCACATCCGGCTCGGCTGGACGATCACCGGTTTCACGTCGGTCACGTTCGTCGCTGCTGCCGCCACCGCCTGATCTTCACCCCTCGCTCGAAGCCGCCTGATTCCCGGGCGGCTTCGTCGCGTACCCCCACACCAGCACAGAAGGAGCCGTCATGGCCGTCTTCGCTCTCACCAGCGCCACCATCCTGACCGGCACCGCCTGGACCGGTACTGCTCCCGGCGGCAGCGCCGCCGCGTCGGGCACGATCACGACGTCGACCGACATCTCGGCGATGGTCACCCAGGTCGAGTTGAGCCTCGAGGCCGAGGAGCTCGACTACACGAACTTCGCTTCGGCCGGTTGGCGCCAGAAGATCGGTGGCCTGCAGATGGGTACCGTGAACCTGACCCTCAACCAGGACTTCGCCGCTTCGCAGGTCGACGCCATCTTCGGTCTCGGTGGCACGCTCGGCTTCGGGTCGACGTCGTCGCTGTACATGGACATCAAGGCGGCGTCGGGCAGCCGAGCAGCGACGAACCCGTCGTACGTGTTGCGGTTCCTGAACCTGGGCTACACCCCGATCAGCAACTCGGTCGGCGAGTTGGCCGTCGTGTCGCTGTCGTTCCCGACGACCGGCGTGGTCACCCGCCTCGCATCCTGATCGTGCCGACGTTCAACTCGCTCGCTGCTTTCGAGCGGGAACTGGCGAAGTTCGGCAAGGAGTTGGAAAAGGTCGAGCGGAGCAGGATCACGCGCGAGCAGGCCGAGGCGATGCAGTCGATTGCGACCCGTGTCGCCTCGGCCGACCTCGGCGGCGACCCCAAGTTCAGCGGCTGGGCGCCGACGCTTGACACCCAACTCAAGACACTGGGCAACGGCGCAACCTTGCTGACCCCGACCAAGACCAGCGCCGGGCCGTGGACCGTGGCTGAGGTTGGCCGCAACCAGGGCAATGCCGGCGGATTCGCCGGGCCGGGCCTGAACACGCGCACCGGCAACACCGGCCGCAAGAAAGACGGCTCGCTGCGCAAAGTTCGCGAGCGCAAGGCGAAACGGTGGAACGGCTACACCAAGGGCAAGGGCACAGCGACCAAGACGCGCGAACAGGCCCAGCGGCTCGTCGAAGAGATCGCAGTCAAAGGGCTACGGCGCACCAGCCGCAAGTATTTCGACGTCGACTGAGGCGGTGATTCATGGCCAACAGGATCACTACGCTGTTCGATCTCGACGCCAAAGGGTTCGACAGCGGACTGAAAAAGTTGCGCGCCGAGGTGGCCAAGGCAGACGGCGCCGTCAACAAACTCAAGACCGCAGGCTCCGGTCTCGGAACGATCCTGCAGGACAACCTCGCCAACGCTGCAGTGGCTGCCGGCGCCGCCTTGCTCGCCTTCGGCGTGAAGTCGGTCAAGGCGTTCCAAGACACGGCGCTCGCCGCCGGTGCGTTCAGCGACGCCACCGGCCTGGCCGTCGATGAGGCCAGCCGCCTCATCGAGGTGGCTGGCCTCATCGGTGTTGAGGCCGGGACCGTCGAAGCGGCGCTCGGCAAGATGAACAAGACGCTCGGCGCTTCGCCGCAGTTGTTCACTAACCTCGGCGTCGAGATCGCCAAGACCGACACCGGCGCGACCGACGTGAACGGCACGTTCCTGAACGTCGTCGACCGGCTCAACGCCATCGAGGATCCGGCCGAGCGGGCGCGTGTTGCGTCGCAGTTGCTCGGCAAGGGCTGGCAGGGCATGGCCGAGATGATCGGCCAGGGGTCCGCCGAGTTGAAGGCGTCGCTCGCTGGTGTCGCCGACGCCCAGGTGATCGACGAAGACGAGTTGAAGAAGGCTCGCGAGTTCCGCGAGCGCATGGACGACCTGAACGATCGACTGCAGGCCGTCATGATGACCGTCGGCGAAGAGCTCGTACCGGCGCTGTCTGATGCTGCCGAGACCATCGGCACGGTGACCGACGCGCTCCAAGCGGCCAGCAGCGCCGCCGAGGATCTGACCGGCAGCAGCCTGCCGACATGGGCGTCCAAGCTCACTAAGCCGTTCGGCATGACCGGCGACGCAATCGACTGGTTTGCGGAGAAGCTCACTGGAGCAGAGAACGTCACGGGTCGCGCCGTGGCCGGAGCAAAGGCGCTCGTCGGCGCCACTGATGAGACCACTAACGCCATCGAGCACGGCACCGAAGCCGCCGCTGAGATGGCACGGATCTACGGCGAGCGGGTCAGCCCAGCCGTCGACAGGGCGACCACCTTCGTCGAGGACCTCGAGGCGTCCACCGCTGCGCTCGACGACACCTACAGCGCCTTCCTCGGCAAGCTCGATCAGCAGGACGCATGGACCAACTTCTTCGAGAAGATGTACATGTACCACTCAGAGACGGGCCGGTCGGAGCAGGAGACTCGCGACTACGTCCGTGCAATCGCCGAGATGGTGATGGCGCTCGAGGGCGTGCCGCCAGAGACGAAGGCGCAGCTGATCGCCACGCTCGACGCCGGGAACATCGCTGCCGTCGAAAGCCGGTTGAACCAGATCGCCCGCAATCGCATCGTGTCGATCAGCGGCCAGGTGGTCGGCTCCGGTCTGCGTAACGAGATGGAAGGGCGCGCCAACGGCGGCCCGGTCACTGCCGGTACGCCGTACATCGTCGGCGAGCGTGGCCCCGAGATCGTGGTGCCCGGCCGGAGCGGCACCGTGATTCCGAACAACCGGATCGGTGTCGGCGGCGGCATCAACGTCGCCATCTACCCCAAGACCTTGCCGACCGATCGTGAACTGATCGACCTGGTGACCAACCTGCGTCGCCGCAACGGTGGGGTGATCTGATGCCGGTACCGACGCTCACCGTCGAGGTGGCGTTCTCGTCGTCGCCGCTGACGGCTGCGCCGGTGTGGACCGATGTGACCGCCTACGTTCGGCATTCGCCGGGCGTGCGGATCAGCCGTGGCCGCCCGAGCGAGTCGTCGACGTTCTCGGCTGGGCAGTTGACGCTGACGCTGGATAACCGGGATCGGCGCTTCGATCCGCTGTACTCGGCCGGGCCGTACTTCGGCAACCTGACGCCACGCAAGCAGATCAGGGTGCGCGCCACGTCGGGCTCGACGGTGGACGTGTTCCGCGGTTTCGTGACCGGCTGGCCGACGCAGTACCCGGTCGCTGGCCGTGATGCTGTCACGACGATCACCGCCTACGACGGGCTGGCGTTCCTGAACGAGATCACGATGCCCGACCAGGTGTATCGGTACTCGAACACCACCGTCGGGTCACTGTTCCGGTACTTCCGCCAGGCCGACGCCACGGGATGGTTCGACGCCAAGAACGGCGACACGCTGACGCTGTCGGCGGGATCGTTCGCCGCTGCGTCGTCGCCGTTGGCAGTCGGCCTGACCAACTCGACACCGGTGGCGTTCGGTGGGTCGACGGCGTTCTCGGCGACTCGCAGTCTTGTTGCTGACGTCCTGCAGGCATGGTCGATCTCGTTCTGGCTTCAGACGACATCGAAGGGCACGTCGGCGACGAACTGGATGAGCCTCCTCTGGGACGGGTTCGGCGGGGGCCGCTACAACGTGCGGCTCGGTATCGACTCGGCGGGGTTGCTGAAGTTCTCGGGTTTCGATCAGAACTTCATCGGCCGACCGTCTGTCGCATCGACGATCAGTGTCGCTGACGGCTACGCACATCACGTCGTGCTGACCTGCTCCACGGGTGGCACGCCGACGCTGTACATCGATGGGGCGAACCGCTCTGCGAACGTAGTGACGAACAACACCAAGATGTGGGCGCTGCAGGTTGGCGGCGTCGTCCCTGATCCCGGCGGCGGCATCACCGACACCGCCTTCGTCGGCACCATTAGCGACATCGCCTATTTCACGAAGGCAGTCTCGGGTGCTGAGGCGTTGGCGATGGCACTCATCGGCGGCAACCGGTTCGGCCAGTTCTCCGTCGACCGCATGTCGACGGTGCTCGATGCGGTCGACTGGCCTGCGTCGTGGCGCACGTTGACGTCGCCGACGGCCGGCTACTGCGACGGCTACGACTCGACCGGCGACGTTGCGCTCGGACAGTTGCAGTTGGCGGCGGCGACCGAGCAGGGCCGCATGTTCGTGCAGAAAGACGGCAACGTCACGATCCACGGCCGGTTCTGGTCGACGAGCGACGCCCGTGGCAACACGGTGCAGGCGACGTTCGCCGACGACGGCACCGGCATCGGGTTCCAGTCGTTCGCCGGGTTCGATCCTGGCGACCGGGACGTGGTGAACGATGCGTCGGTGGCGTCGGT